CAGAAAATTACGATTTTGAAACACTTTTAAGCAGAAAAGGACAAGGTTCATTTAAATGGGAAGCAATGTACAGAGAAGTGCCTAATTTATCAGATGATATTATTCCATTTTCTGTGGCGGATATGGAGTTAAAGATTGCTCCTGAAATAAGAGAAGGATTGAAAAAATATATCGATGAGGCGATTTTAGGTTATACTGGAGCGACTGACAAATATTATGAAGCGGTTATTTCGTGGATGAAAAGAAGACATAATTTTGAAGTGGAAAAAGATTGGGTTGTTTGCACGGGTGGTGTAGTTGCGGCACTTTATACAAGTGTGAAGGCTTATTTACAAGAAGGTGAGGGTGTAATTATTTTTACGCCAGTATATTATCCTTTTTATAATGCGATTAAATCTTCTAATAGAAAAATTATCGATTGCGGATTGATTGAAACTGACGGATATTATGAAATTGATTTTGAGAAGTTTGAAGAGTTTGCAAAAGATGAGAATAATAAAATGTTGATTTTGTGTAGTCCGCATAATCCAGTTGGAAGAGTTTGGAAAAGGGAAGAGCTTGAAAAGATAGGGAAAATTGCATTGGAGAATGATTTAATAATTATTTCTGATGAGATTCATTGTGATATTTTGATGCCTGGATTTAAGCATACTGTTTTGCAGACTTTATCGGATGAATTGGCAGAGATAACAGTTACTTGTACTGCACCTACTAAAAGTTTTAATTTGGCTGGAATTGGAGTGTCGAATATTATTATTAAAAATAAGAAATTGAGAAAACAGTTTGAGGCTCAAATGACGAAAGATGGTTCACATGTGTTTGCAGCACTTGGATTTAAGGCTTGTGAGTTGGCATATAATGAAGCAGAAGAATGGTTTGATCAGTTTTTGAAATTAGTGGATAAAAATCAAAAGTTGGTAAAACAATTTTTTGAAGAAAAGTTTATAGGATTTAAAGCTCCGTTAATTGAAGGAACTTATTTACAATGGCTTGATTTTAGGGATTTAGGATTGCAAGATGAAGAGTTAAAAGCATTTATGACGAAAAAGGCAAATGCATTTTTTAATGAGGGATATATTTTTGGAAAAGCTGGTTCTGGACTTGAGAGAATTAATTTGGCGGTGCCTACGAGATATATTGAGGAAGTTTTAGAGAGAATTTATAATGCTGTTAAGGAAGAATATCCTAGATTTTGCAAGTAAATTTTACCAGCTTATTTTAGACAAAATTTGAATAAAGTATTAGACCTGTTCGACAACCTAAATTTTTTATTTCCACAAGGGGTTAAGACCCCTTGTTTCAGAATATTCGTTTTATTAAATTTTAGAAGTTTCCGAACAAGTCTATTAAATAATACCAGGAATATTAGATCCTATTAAAAAAATAGAAAGCATATTTTATTTATTTTCTGGCAAGGAATCAAGCTGCCTTGTTAAAGTAAAATTTATAATATTCCATTATTATAATGGAAAATGATACAAAATATTTATAATTTTTGTATTTATTTTAAAAATGGTTTTATTATGAAGTTAAATTAATTTTATATATTACTTTTTTATGAGAATTATGGTATAATATACGGGAAAAGTGAATTGCTCATAACAAAATTTTAGAACTTTAAAAGTGCGAGTTTTTTTACACTTTATCTAATAAAAATTTTGGAAAGGGATGGAAATATAAAAAATGAAAAAAGTGAGTAGCTTTTTTGATAATAAATTTAAATTTTTTGAAGAAAATAAGTATTGGAGGGGAAATTGTGAGAAAAAAAATAAATAAAATTATTAATTCTGGAAAAGAAAAGATAAAAAGAAAAAAAATAGAAATTGGAATGTTAGCTTTAATTAATACAGTCGTAGGATTTAATGTAAATGCAGAGCCATTAAACTTGCCTAAGGAATATTCTGAAAATATTGCAGTAAAAGGGTATGAAAAAGATGTATTTGATTATGATTTTAACAATGATGGAACTGATGAAAAAGTTGTTGTGACTTATAATATGGTTGACAATTTAATTGGAGCCGTTGTTTCAATTTATACAAATCAAGGTGGAAAGGATATTTTGACATATCAGATAACTTTTGATAAAAAATTTGATATAATGGATCTTCAGGCTATGCAGAAAATGCTTGATAAAGTGAAGGAATATTATCCTGAATATTCTAAAAATATTCAGCCAAATGAAACTAGATATATTACAATTTATGGAGATAACAAAACAAATGACATTGTTTTTGATAAGGTAAAATTTAATAATCATTCTCCTGAAAATACAAATAACTTTTTATTTATAAAAAAATCATCAAGTATGCTAGATGCTCCAAATGGAAGTACAATAGCTGATTTGAAATTTAGTGAAAAACCTGAAATACTGTTTGACATGGTTTCAGATGCTCCAAATGCACAAACAAAATGGTATTATACTGAATTTACAAAAAGAATTACTACTAATGCAAGTAAAAAAGTTAATAAAGATAAAAATGGTAAAGTTATCGCAGAAAATCCAGCAACTGTCAAAGGATTTATTGCAGGAGGAGAAGATAATGTTTCTAGAAGAGGCTTTTATTGGGACAAAATGATTAGTAAGATAGAAATTGTAAACGACTTTATTACTAAAGCCACAAAAGCTAATGAGCAATTGTATATTGTTACAGAGTATGCTCCTCTATCACGTGATAAGCCAAGTAAAAAGGATAAATTTGGAAATAAAAATAATCAAAGTATTATAGGTTATACAAATTCTAAGAAAGAAGGAGAAATAATTAATATCCCTGATCAGACAATTTTTAGAATAATTGGTGAAGAAAATAATATGTTAAAAATTGAAACACCATTCTATGGAGGACCTTATTTTATTGAGAAGAAGGAAGATACTTACAAAAAAATTGAAAATATAAAAGGTGAAGTAAATAAATTTGTTGCAATTGATCCAAGCAGCCAAACTGAAGTGCTTTTTCAAAGAAATCCTGAAACTGAAAAATATGAAGTTGTGACATATTCGTATGTAACAACAGGAAAAGATGGATGGGGTTCATATGAAACGCCACACGGAGCATTTTTAATAGCATTCACAAGACCATACATGACATTTACAAGACATGCAAGAGAAGGAGACAAAACTCTTCCTGGAAGATCTGATTTAACTATTGGAGGAAGTGCAAAATATGCTGTAAGATTCAGTGGTGGAGGTTATATGCACGGAATTCCTGTGGGACTTAATTTTAAAGGATCTACATTAAGCACGGGAACTGCTCAAAAAATTGGGACATACAAGGATTCTCATAAATGTGTAAGACACTTTGATGATCAGATTGAATTTATTGTCAAATGGATAAATGCAGACAGTAAAATTAAGGACAGGGATAATACAATACCTGAAGAACCTGTAATAGCAGTAGTTTTATAAAATAAGTTTTAAAATAAAAAGGAGGAACAGATTTATGACAAAAAAAATAAATTTAACAAAAATGAAATTTTTAATAGCGGCATTAGTAATACTTTCTGTAATGTCAATTAATGCTTTTTCAGCACCAAAGGCAAAAGAAATAAAGAAAGTTGAAACGAAAAAGATAGAACCAAAAAAAGCAGAACCTAAAAAAGCAGAATGGAAGCAAATTTCTTTAGAACCTGATTTAGATGGAGACGGAATTAAAGATAAGATTGATGTAGATTATGCAGTAGAAGGAAATAATGTCCGTTTAAAGTTTACACCGTATATATTTGGCGAAAAGGCTAAGTTTGTAAAAGGAAAAAGTGTAGAAAAAGTAATAAGCAAATCTGAATTTGAAGCAAAATTTGATACTTTTATAAAAGGATTTATATCAGAGTATCCTAAAAAATCAGGAATTTCTGCGAAACCAAATACACAGGCTCAGATTCAAGCACCAAATAACAAAAAACCAGCAGAAACTAAAGTTAATGAAGAAAATAAAAAACCTGCTGTACAAAATGATGCTTCAAAAAATGAAAAAAATATAAAAAATAATACTGAGCCTCAAAAAACAACCAATATGGAAAAGGCTCAAGATTCTATAATTGACAAAAATAAAAAAGATGATGATATAAAGGGGAATGCAAAAACAGAAACACCTAAAAATACAAATCCTTCAAAAGGATCTCATTCCTACATAAAGGAATTTTCAGCCCAAAGACCTAAAAATCTTACTTTTAATTTTCAATATGATAAACATTCTCCAAAAGATATGGATGAATTTGTTTTCATAAAAACTGCAACAAGCATAAAAAAAGAGCCAAATTCAAGCTCTAAAACAATAAAATCTGCATCATATTCCCAAAAATATAAAACTACAGGTATTGTAGGAAACAAGTCGGATGAATGGTATGAAGTATTTTTTGACAATCAGATTGGATATATTCCAAAATCTGCTGCTGAAAAAAGAGAATTTGACTGGAATGACATGATGAATAAAGTTGAGAAAACAAATAAATTCATAAATGAGGCACTTTCAGCAAATAAAAAATTATATGTTTTAGATGACTATACTCCTCTTGGCGGCGGAGAAAATGGAAAGCGAGATAAATTTGGAAATCGTGCTAACCAAAGCGAATTTGGATATTTAGATAAAACTTTTAAAGATTATATAAATATTCCAGATAGAACCATTATGGTTGTTGATGAACAAAATGACAAATATATAAAAGTTAAAATAGATGCCTATGATAACGGTATTTATTATTTAAAGCCTTCTACAGGCAAGTATTTGAAAGATGCTGGAATTACAGGGGAAATAACTAGATTTATCTATGTTGACAGAGCCAGCCAGAATGAAATGGTTATTGAAAAAACTGGAGATAACTGGAATGTTGTAACTTCTTCATTTGTAACTACTGGAAAAGATAGCGGAAGCTCATTTGCCACTCCTTATGGGACATTCTTAATCGCCTATTCTAAACCAGTAATGCAATACACAGGTTCAGACAATAAAACTGTCGTTGGAGATGCAAAAAATGCAGTAAGATTTAGTGGTGGAGGTTATATGCATAGTATTCCGTCATTATTTGAACCAAAAAATACAAGAGAACAAAGAAAAGCTGCAACAGCTAAAAAAATTGGAACTTATCCAGAATCACACAAATGCATAAGACATTATGATGATCAAATTAAATTTATCTATGACTGGTTAGGAAATTCTACACCAGGACATAAGGAAGGTTTCAGAGTTCCTAGTGTACCTACTGTAATGTTAGTTAAATAAAAATCTTATTAAGCCCTAAATGTTTTGGGGCTTATTTTTTTTATTTCTATTTAAATAGAAAAATAATTATGAATTTCTTTATAACCCTTGTTAGCAAGCATACAATAATAAAAAATAAAACACCCTAAATTTAGAGTGCTTTATTATTTATTATCTTTCAAAATTAATTGCATTAAACAATTATTTTTTAATCCAAGGCATTACTCGCCTTTTTTATCTTATTGCAATCTATTATTTTTGTTGTGTTCCATTGCATGTCATTTTCAAAATATAATACTTTTTTTACTTTTTTTGTAAATTTTACTGATATTTTACTGGTGTCTTTTTTGATAAAAACTCTAACAATATTTTAAATATTATTAGAGTTATAAAATATTTACTACACTTTTATTTTATCATAGATAACTTGAAAATACAATGGAGTTAAAATGAAAAATTTAAAAATCAAAAACTTAAATAAAAAAGATATTCAAAATTTAAAAGAAATTAAAATTATAGAGCTGGAAGAAATGAAAATTCAGGATCTTAAAGTTCTAAAAGTTAAAATTGAGATTGATAATAAAGAAAAAGAATAAAAGAATTATACAATTCTTTATAAATAAAAAAGAGCAGATTTTTGGTCTGCTCTTTAATGGATATTTTAATTATCTCTGCAAGCTAATTTTAAATCAGCTATTGCATCTGCTACTGCTGCAAAACTATTGCTTCTTAAGTAGCTGTGTATTAAAGATGTTTGTTTCAATAATTCTTGCTTTTCTGCTTCTGTCTTGTTATTTAAATCTCTGTATTCTCTTTTTGCAAATTCGTAAATACTAAAGCTCAATTCTTCAAATCTTTCTGTTACTTTTAAGTCATTTTTATCTGTTTCGTAATAATTTCCTAAAATGTCAACATCATAGTAACTTTTTAAGTATTCTTCTTTTTCAATAAAAGCTTTTCTCATTTTTTCAAAAATTTCTTCTGTAAAGTCAGTTTCAGCGATTCTATTCAATGCTTTTTCAAGCATTTCTATATATTTTTTTGTGATTTCATTCATATCAAAATTTTTAAAAAATTTGAATATATCCAGTTTATTTTGGAAATAATCATCTATTTTATTGTTATCTTTTATATCATCTAAATCTTCACTTAAAATTATATGTCTTACATCTTCGATTATTTTGTTTTCTAATACTTTCATTTTGAATCCTCCGAGTTTTATTTTTTAAATATGTATATCAGCAGTGCGATAATTAAAATTACAATCAAAGCTGACATTTTTTCTTTTAATGTCGTTTTTTTAATTTCAAAACTTATTTTTGTTTTTCCAATTTTTATTTCTTTTTTCATATTTTTGTGCTATAATGGTTACAGGTGGAGGGTGGCTATCCCTCAAACCTGTTTTCTATTTAGAAAATTTTATTGTAATGCTGAAAATAAATAAGTTGATCGTGACTGTTACTTCTTTTATTTCCAGCATTTTTTTATTTTTCTTAGCCATTACAACCTTTTTCACCTCCTTTCTTGATACAATTATACTATATTTTATATCAAAAGTCAACACCTTTTTATAAAATATTTTTTATTTTTTTAAATAAATTTCCAAAATATTTCTCACCAATTTATTCCTTGTTATTTCCTGTTTTCTTGCTCTTTCTGTAAGATCCTCCCACATCCACGATGGAAGTGCCACAGAAACTTTTTTGTTTTCAAAGCCAGGATCAGCTTTTTTTCGACCACTCCCAGCAGGCTTTGGTCTACCTTTTTTAGCTCCTCTGGTTTCTTTTTTTTCTTTTTCCATTTTTTCTCCTTTCAAGAGTTGATTTTACAACTCTTTTTCGCTTTTCATATTTATAATAAAACTTTTTGCATTGCTTAATTTAAAAACTACATCGAATTCTTTCTTTATTTTTTCAAAAACTTCATCGTAACTCATTTTTTCATTTACTTTCTCTCTCAAAAGAAATAAATCGAGATTTTTATAATTGCAAAGTTTGTAATCTCTCAAGAAATGAGATATTTTTATATGATTATCTTTCTCACTTCTATATTCATTTACAATATTTTTATTTCTTTTAACAAAATCAATATAAAGTTCAACTTCTTTTTCATCATAATTATCGTAGTATCTTTTTATTTTTTCAATTTCTTTTTCCGACAACTCTAATTCTTCAACTTCATTTCCAGAATTTTCTATCTCTTCCACTAATGCAAAATAGCAAAGTTGGTTATCTTCACATCCGCCAAAACTCAAAGCGTCTGCGACTCTATCCCTCCAAGCTTTTTTCACGATGTATTTTTTCCCATCTTCAGTATAAGTATGCCCAACTTCAAATGGTTCTTCAAAATCCATTTTTTGTTGAAGGGAATTATTTTCATTAACAACAACTTTTAATCTTTTTAATTCTGCTTTTATTTTTTCGATATAAGCAGTTTCGTCTTTTTTAGATAATCTTTTGATTTCTTTTAAATTGTTATTTATAACATCAATTCCATTTTGGTATGTTCTGTCTTCTTTGTATGCTTTTTCAACGTAATAAAGCATAGTGTCAATACCTTTTCTCATTTTGGCAATTTCAAATGAAATTTCTTTTTCTTCTTTTTCTTTTTCTATTTTTTCTAAATCGATTGGATGTAATGTTATTTTCCAGTAACCATTTGTTTCCTTGAACTCAATATAAGCATTGAGTTCAACTACTTTTTCTAAATGTTCTTTTGCAAAATCTTTTGTGAAGTTTTCATTAAATTTTACTCTTATTTTTTTACCATTATATGCTAAATCTTTTGCTTCAGCATATAATCTCCCAATTTTTTTTATTTCTACTTTTTTATTTTTTTCTAATTTCATTTTTATCACTCCTTGATTTTTGTTTTCGAGTGTGATAAAATAAATTTGCGGTAAGGGAACTTTTATAAGTTCTCTTTTTTTTTATTTTATCTATCTCATCTACATAAATAGTATACTATATTTTATATCAAAAGTCAACACCTTTTTATAAAATATTTTAAAATTTTGCAAAAAAAAAGACAGATGTTTAAATCTGCCTTCACTACACATCTAAAATTTTAATTCAGTAAATCATCTACTTTCTCCATCATTCTCGCTTCAAAGTGATCAAAATGAGTTTCAACACTTCTCTTAGCTACATCGTATAAAACTTTGTCGCTTCTTCCTTCTTCTTTCAAATCTTCCAAAAGTTTCGTTATTAAATTCTCTGTACTCGCCATCTCTTCATCTAGTTCTAACATCAGACTTTTTAAAAAAACTTTATCTGTCACATTTTTCAAACTCACGAAAAAACTATGCTTTTCCTCTTGAACTATTATATTTATCTCTCTTTTTATAATGTTCCAGTTTAGTTCAAGATTATTTTCAACGATATATCTAATTATTGATGTTTGCAAATTATTTCTCAAATTCCTAATTTTCGCATCTAATGTCACTTCAAGTGCTTTCCCCCTCAAAGTATCACTATTTAACTGTTCTTCGAGCTTTGCTAGTACACTGATTACTCTTTCCTGCTGTGCAAATAATTTACTCTGCTGTCTAATAAAAACGGCGCAAATTACCACCGCTATTCCAACATCTGTAATGTCTTTTAATATATTACCGCTCAATTTTATGCCTCTTTATAATATGTTCTTTTTATCGTTCTTTTTCTCAAAGTCAAATATCTGTTGTATAAACTCAGACGGAATCAGTTTAGTTTTCAATTCTCTAATACAATCCAGGATTGCATCTTCTCCAACTTCTTCAATAAAATTTGGAATCCATTTTCTATCAATTTCTTTTTCTTTCAAAATGTAACTTTCTAATTTTTCCCAAAAGTCTTTTGCTATAACATCAAATTTTTCTGCTCCTGTTTTCGCCTTATTTACAATTTCATTTTTGTAAATTTTACTCTTTACCATCTCTATCGCCTTGTTAATTATCCAAATTTTTACCATTTTATTCATTTTTTTCACTCCTATTTTGCTATTTTTATTAAAATCAATTCTAAACCGCCTAGCGAGTCCTGCAATCAATTTTAACTCACTAGGCAACCTTTCTATCAAAAATCTTTTTTGACATTCTCATACGGCTTGTAATAAAGCCATTTTTTAATTATTTTTCCAAAAATTCTTTACTGCTGCCACATAGTATTTTGCAAGTTCCTTTTTTGTTGCTTCTAACACTTTCATATCTTCTGAATTTGTTATGAATCCGCTTTCAACGATAAGGCAAGGCGTTGCTGTATAAAACAGCAATGTCCAACCTCTATCCCCTTTTACACGTGGCAAGATTTTTCTGTCTTTCAGATGTGTCGCTTCAATGTTAGCTTCCTGTAAAAATTCTGCAAGCTCCTTACTTTTCTTTGAACTATGCCAATAAAGCATCTCTGCTCCATGTGCTGTTTCATCTGCCGCATTAAGATGAAAAGATAATGTTATATCCCCTTTGTTTGCCAAATTGTTAATCTTGTCTGGCAATTTAGAATAATAATCCTGATATACTACAACGTAATCTACACCTTGCTCTTTGCACTCAGGTACAATATAGTTATTTACAAAATCCTTATTCCAAGCATGTTCCTCAAATCCATTTCCACATGCTCCAGGATCTCTTTTCACTCCGCCGTGCCCTACATTTAAAATCACTTTTTTCATCTAAAACATCTCCTTTAAATAATTTTCTTTTCTGTCTACTCTGTTAAGCCAACCTGGTAAAAATATTTTTTGTGACGGCTTATTTGTAGCTAATACTCTGTAATATCTTCTTTGCAAGTCGTGATATTTTTTTAAAAATTTATTTTCATCAACTTCATTCAATGCTGCTAAACTTTTTTCTCCTAAAATTCCGTCCACTCTTAAATCAAATCCTAGTTCATTCAGTGCAGCCTGTGCCTTCTTAGATCCCCAAGCTCCGCCATTTACGATAAAGTCACATACAGATAACGCCACTTTGTCATTCACGACCTTATCCAGCTTGTTCCCTAAGTAATATTTCTTCAGATATATATTCTTTGCAAAATCCATTGTTAAATCTTGCATATCTCCCTTATATCCAAAATCTCTTGCATCTTCTTCAGTTATTCCATATTTTGTTTTTCCACCTTTATCGTGCTTGTCATTGGAATATCCTCCTTCTACCATTAATAAATAGTCAAATATTCTTTCAAATCTGTCCATTTAAATCACTTCCTTTTTTTTAGTTTCTTTTATATCTTTCTTAGCTTTCTCTACTGTTTCAGTTATCAGAACAATATTGTCCCCTTCAAGCATGGCATCTGTTACTTTTAATAGTTTTCCTTGCTTCATAATTTCGATTCCAATTAAATTCCTTATATCCATTTTCATTCCACCTTTCTTCCTAGTAATTCCATATCTTTTAAATATTTGTATAATTTTACTGGGCTGAACTGATAGCCAACCCTGTCCTTTAACGATTTCAATTTATATGTCAAGGTGAACTGTAAAGCATAATCTATTGCATTTAAACAAAACTCACTGCAAAAATATCTAT